AAGGTCGCCAGGTCGCTGTCCGCGATCATCGGCTGGACCAGCTTGGGTCCCCGCATCCGGAGCCGCGCCGTGTCGTTCGGGTTGACGCCTACGGGCGCCTGGTCCGGGACCGGCCAGACCTCGAACGTGTCGTCGTCCGGGTGATGCCGCCAGCGCTGGATCGGCCAGGACGTGAACCCGGTCTCACTGTTCCAGAGCCGGAAGTCCTCCGGATTTATTCCGTAGAGCACTTCGTTGTAGAGCGAGGTCCAGACCAGCCAGACCTTCTCGACGTTCTCGAACGGCAGGTCCGGATCGTAGGGGTAGTATCTTTGGTTGATTGCGATCGGAATGTCCCGGTCCACGTTGAGTTGCGGCCAGTTGTAAGTCTCAAACAGTTCGTCCTGGGTGCGGTTCAGGACATAGGCTAAAGTCTCTTTGTCGTTGACCCCATGCGCCACGTTGGTGCTGTGGCCGACTTCGGCCCTTAGCATCGTAATCAGATCGCGGAGCTGGTAGGTCGTCGCCATTGGTTCAGGCCGCCGCCTTAGTGGTTAGCTTCTTGGCGCCGGCAGCGATCGCCGGGTCGACCTCGGTGTCCTGGCCGGAGGACAATGTCTGGGACGTGACCTGCGGACCAGGTCCCGGGTTCACCTTGGTCCCGACCAAACGCGCCTGGAACCGGTCATTGCGCTCCGGTAGCTGGAAGTGATGGCCGGGAAACAGGTGTTTCCCGACCACGTCGCCATAAGTGTCCTCTAGTCTTCGCTTCTCGACCTGCGGCGGCATGTCGGCGGTCTCGCCAACATCGAAGATTTCGGTCACCGCGCTCTCGCCATGCAGGAACTCCAGCACGATCAATTCAGGATAGGTGATCGGCCGGAAGGCGCTGCGGTTGACGACGTTCAACAGATCGCCCGCGAGGGCGACGTTGCATTCGAGAAGCTGGTATTTGGACATTAGGTGTATCGTCCCTTGTTATCCCGAACCCGCTCCGGATCGTGCCGTCGAGCGTGTTCGGCTTGGGTCATCGCTTCAAGGTTTTCGGGGCGGTTGTCGGTTGGGTCACCGTTGACGTGGTGGACAACCTGATCGGCGCCAGGTTGTGCCACAAGACGATGCTCCAGCTCCCATCCTTGGTCAGTTTTAACCTTGACCCAAGGCTGGCCCTCCCAGACCCGGCGTGTTCCAGAAGGGACATACTTCGGATGCTTCGCACCGTAGTGAGCCTTCTTTGCGTTAACTTCTGGAGTTACGGTTCCTCGTGCTCGGCATAATATTGAACAGAACCGGCTGCTGGCCACGCGCCTTCGGGCGCTCACCGTGTAGATATTAGCACAGTATTCGCAGGTAAGCGGACCGAAGGGCATATTCTATACCTATGTTATACTTAGGCTATATCGTAGACGCCGGCAGAGTTTACTTGCTGGGCCACCATTTGACCAGTGCAGGTCATGCTTTTATATAACACGAAGGTGTTGTAGGGACGCGAAGGCGTGAACGTGTGGCGCCACTCGTCTTCCATCTTCATCAGGTAGATGTGCCTGGTGTCGAAGATGTAGGCCCGCTTGGCGAACCCCAGATCGTCCAGGGTGGGATCGAACTCGATCGGGATGTCCATAAAGGACATTTGCCCCATCGCACCGTCCTGCGGTCCCCGGAACCCGCGCAGCGAGTAATTGCCGTTGGCCCGGATTTCGGTCTCCATCGCGGAAATGAAACTCGACCCCGCAAGGCACTTGTTGGGACGCCCGCCGTAGCGGATGAGCTGGCGGTATTCGCTTTGCAGAAACGTCAGCAGCACGCCGCCGTTGGTCGCGGCCGATGTGATCGGGCCAGTGCCTCCCGCTGCCAACGCAGCGGCCGTCGCGGCGCGGTTGCGCCACCAGGTATTCGTCGTCCTGGTAAGGCCGCCCAGCGTGCCGGCCGCGGGGTTGTCGACGATGATCGACATAAGCCCCGCCAGCGCCTTGGGATCAGCGACGCCATCGCCCCAGAGCAGCTTGTTCATCGACCGGGCATATTGTTCGCCAAAGTCCTGGAGCTTGTCGGCCAGCAGGTTCACCAGGACCGTCATCTCGCGCCCGCTGTGCTCTTCGGTGCGCTCGCCGTTACCCTCTTCGTCGGTCACCGAGATGCCGTCGATCTTGAGTTCCGTGTGGGTCAGCGTGATGCCGATATGATGTTCACGCCACGGGAAGTTCACCCGGTCGATGTTGGCCGGCGTGAAGAAGTTGACTGTGTCGTTGTGCGTGTAGCCGATCATGCTGTCGTTGACACCAGCCGCGCCGAACTTGCCCTTAATGGCAAGCGAGATGTTCCCCTTGCCGCCCGGGAACGTCTTGTTGGTCTTCTCCATTGCATCCAGCAACGGCTTGGCCTGGATCGACTGCTTGAACGTGTCGCCCTTGTTTAGGTAAAAGTCCAACGACGCATTCGCGATGTTGGTGATTTCTCCGGCTGTGAAAGCCATTTAGCGCCCCCGTCAGTGGGTAGCGCGCGACCTCTCAAGACCCAGCAACGCAGCTTCCATGAGCGTGCGGGGTTGCGGACGAGCGCCGTTGACCACACGGGTGCTGTCCGGAGATGAACGTGTCCGCTGGACGAGGGGTTGGAAGTTCCCCGCCAGCGTGTTCGTTTCCTCGTAAGCGCGTTGCGCAATCTGAACCGCCACGTCAGGCGTCACTGCCTGTCCGTTTTCGGCCATCAGAGCTTGCGAAATTCGCAGAACCGCACCCGCCTTCTTGGCGTAGTCCGGGTCCCGTCGCATGATGCCCTGTTCCCATACCGTGACCGCGTCACGCACTGCCTGCGCAGTTCGTGATTGAGTGTCCTGCTGAACCTCGCGTTCGCTTTGCTGCGCCTGGCCCTGAAGACGGGCGTTCGCGTAACGCATCCGGGAGACCTCGGCGGCCACGTCCCGGGTCATCTCGCCGGTCTCGACCTTTTCGTGAAGGTCGGTTGGCAGGAAATCCCCGAGCGCTTCGTTGGCGAGCTGCCAGTAGGGGGCAACCCCGTCACGAAACGCCTTGAAGTCACCGCGGCGAAGCGCGGCACCGACCCCGAGCAACAGGTTGACGTCCTCGGCGGCCAACTTGTTGGCCGTAAGGTAGCCGTGCATCTGCTGCCAGTGAGCGGCGGGTTCTTTTAGGCTCTCAACTTCGGTTCGTAGGGAATTACGCTGACTGAGCAGCCGTTCCACGCGCTTACGGCTCTTGGACGGAAAGTCCTTGAGTTCCGCGTCGGTGGGATCGCTGTCCAGCGGGTCGGGCGTTGACGGCACAGCCGCCGCGTCGGGAGTTGGACCAGCCTCTGCCGCCTCACTCTGAGGCAAGTTCTTGGCGGCGTCCGGTTGAACGACCTTGCGAACGACTGCGAGCAGCCCTTCGTGTTCGCTAACCGGGGGTGCATCGGACGAGGATGCGGAAGGTGCGTCTTGGGCTGCGGTGCCTGAAGCCGCGGACGGGGCAGGCGTATCCGCCGATACGTTAGCATCGGGCGTGCTGGACGGGGCACTGTCGGTATCACTGTCCATTACCATCGTGTTGTGGGTTGTAGAACAACACCCACGGCACGCGCAACACTAGGGCGTGGGCTGTCCCTGTCCCGGGGTCAGGCGGGGACCGCCACCGCGTCCCGGCATCATGCCGTTAGCGCCTGGCACGGGTGGTGTCCTAGGACCCAAACGCCCATTAATCGGGTTGATCGCGGGCGCGTTCTGCGCACCCATAGCGCCCTGCGCAGTGGGGTCATTCGGCCCGCCCGCCATCGGTGGCGCGACGGGCATTCCCGGTGCGCCGCCACCGCCTGGGAGCTGCGCCCCAGGCGGTGGTGCGATCTGCCCTGGCTGGAGCTGACCGCTCGCGGTGACCGGGTTGGTCGGGTCCTCGGGTTCGGGCGCGGCAACGCCCCCAGGCTGCCGGTTGATCGCGTCCATCGACGGCATCCCCGCGATGAACGCATCGGTCAGGTCCATGCGGTCGTCCAGACGACGGAGCAGTTCCCGCGCCATCCACTCCGGCGAGATGCCCGGGATGCGTTGCAGCATCGGGAAGATGATCTGCGCTGCCTGGATTTCCTGCTGGCGGTTCGGTCGTCCCGTGGAGCCGGCCTTGACCTCCAGGTAGATGTTCTTGGCGACGTCCTCTTTGGTCAGTTCGGGCCATACCGCGCCGGGACCGACCACTTCCTGGACCGTCTGCGCGCTCACGTTGAGCATCAGGATTTTACCCGCCGCCTGCGCGATCTGGGTCAGCAGGTCATCCTGGTCGTCGATCACTGAACGCAAGTCGGTATGGCGTGAAGCGTCAGCCACGGCGCTTTCAGTGGCTGTGACGTCCTGGCTGTCCCCCATGCTGGCCTGGTCCTGTCCCAGGACACGCAGCAAATCCTCGAACGTGGAGGAGGTCTCGTAGAGTGCGGGATCAATGGCGGGCATCTTAATGGGCTGAAGGACGTCCTCGATTTTCTGTCCCGGGGACAGGGCGTTGAGTTCGAGCAAGGCGTTCGCCGGATGGTTCCGGAGCTTGTCTTTGTCCTCTTCCTCCAGGATGCCCGCCGCGACCGCGATCTTGGGACGGTTCGCACGACGGTGCTCACGCAGCCCCTGCCGGGCGCGGTTCAGTTCGAGCTGCATGTCCTTGAGCAGGTCAATATCCGACTTCGGGAACACTTCCCGCTCGTGATAGGTCTCGTTCAGGATGATCGGATACCAGGGCCAGAAGTCATCATTGTAGACGTCAGGGGCCACCGGCTCCTGGAGGAAGTCCTTGTAGCCGTCGCACACGACGTAAACGATGCCGTCCTTGCGCGAGTAAATCTCCCAGACACAGGCGAGACTAATCCCGCCGTCGGGAAGCAAACCTGGGATCGTCGGGTTCGGATTGCGGAAGTTCGCCATCCCGTCGCTGCCCAAACTCGTCACGTCGTCCCGGGCGTAAGCCCGATACCCGTAGCCGACGTCGACGTTGTAGATTTCCTGAATGTCGTCGACGCTCAGGTAATATTCCTGCGCCACCCAGTCCGCGCCCAGGAACCCGTGCAGGCTGCGGGTCTTCGGGTCCACGATGATCGCCGTGCTGTCCGGATAGTCAAAGATCAAACCCTCACGCAGGATCAGCTTGGGTTCCTGTTGCAAGGCCGCGATCGCCAGGCGCAGCTCCTCGGCCTCGGCGCTTTCTTGCTGGACCTCGTCATCCGCGAGGTCCGCCGCCAGGCGCTCGATGTTGGCCAGGCGCTCGGACATATCAGCGATCCGGGTTTCCATTTCCGGACGCATCTTCAGCTTGCGCTGGAAACCCAGCTTGACGAAGCCGACCCCGGTCACGATCGCCCGGCGAATGGTCATCTTCATCATAGTTTTGAACGGGAAGACCTGCTGGTCGATCTCGTAATTGTAGAGGATTTCCAGCGTGTCACAGACCCGGCTCAGCATCTTGTCGTAGGACTGGACATTCTTGAAGTCCGCGACGATCGCCGCCGCGTTCTGGTTGGGCGGCGCCGGCATCCCGGTAAGCTGCTCCATCTGCGCCGCCTGCTGCATCTGCTGCTGCGCGGTCGCCAGGGTCAGCATGTCGCCGTCCCAGACCGTCGCCAGGAGCCGCTTGCGCTTGCGGGCGACCACCTTCGGGTTGGACGCATAGAGCGTCGCGGTGCGCTGCTGGACGTGGCGCAGCGCGATGTTGGCAACGTAGCGCGGGTCATCCCGGCCGATGTTCTGTCCCGGCCACTGCCGGCCGAAGGCAAAGTCCATGTTGTCGCGCATCCGCTTGTGCGCGTGGCGCTGAAGGTCGCGCGCCTTATGGATGCGGTCCTGCCAGCGCCCGACCAGGAGCCGGCGTTGCTCGGGCGGATCAGGGGGCTCGCGCAGGATGTTGGATTTGGTCGGCGCCTGGGAGATGTCCTCGGTCGCGTCCATCGTCCCTTGATCGGGGACAGGCACCATCGGTCCCGGGCCTATCCCTGTCCCTGTCCCGGACATGTGTTACCAGCCTCCTGCCGAGAACGAGAACCGCGCCTGGCGGCGCTGGTCGTCCCGTTGCTGTTTCAACCAGCCGAAGCTGAACATCCGGTTCTTTTCGATCGGGCGCCCGACCACGATCGGCATGAGCTGCTGAAGGCCCAGACCGATTAAAGCGAGCGCGTCGACGAAGTCGTCGTGCGCGTCGTGCGGGAACTTCAAGAGTTCATCCCGTGCCATCGGCCACCACGGAGCGTTCTCCGGAAAGTGGACCATGTGCATCGCCATCCGGCCCTGGATGGATTGCGCGCGGGTCTGCTTGTCGGCGAGCGGGGTCACTTCAATGATCGAACAGAATGTGCTAGTCTCCAGCATCCGTTTCCGCAGGAACGGCCCGACCGATTTAGAGATGTGCGATCGCTCCGCCCACCAATGCAGGGGCTTGTGGTCCTGGATCATCTTCAGCATGGCTTCGACCGCTTTGTCGGTCGGCATCTGCCGCCAGACCGCGTCGACCACCCAGATATGGTCATTCTCGTCCACGCCCACGGTGAGAAGGCAGGTCCGGTCCCGGCCTTGCAGCATCGAGACCGCATGATCCGATGAGCAGTAGCGGCGCAAGTCCCGGGGCAGGTCCTGCTTCTTGTAGGTCTGAATGTAGTCGGCCTTGAAGAAACTGCCGCCCTCGGGGCTGGGGCGGCCTTGATAGAGGGCGCTGAAGCCCCGCGGATCGCGCCTGCGCAGACCCTCGAAGAACGGGGCGTCAAACCGCGACGGCCAAAGCGCTTCGCCCTCGGCACGCTTCAGGATGTCATGCTCGCGCGCCAGGGCCGGCAGGTCGATAATGTGCCACTGACGGGCCTCTTCGGGATCATAGAAATCGTTCATCGGGTCGATGATCCGCCCGATGATGTCGTCCTCGTGCCAGCGTGTCCCGATGATGACGATGCAGCCGTCCTGGGTCATCAGACGGGTGGACGCGACCCGGTTGAACCAGGTCCAGCACTGGTCCCGGATCGTCGGTGAATTGGCTTCGGCGCTGTCCTTCACGGGATCGTCGATCACGAACAGATCGGCCCCGCGTCCCGTGGTCGTGCCGCCGCGTCCCACGAACGCCAGGACACCGCCTTTCGTGGTCTGAAGGCGGTTGGATGCCTGGCTGTCGCCCTTGAGCACGAGGTCCGGGAACACCTGGGCCGACGCCGGATGGCGGATCACGTCGCGCACGTCCCGGCCGATGTCTTCGGAGAACTTGTCGTTGTAGGTGCCGAAGATCACCGACTTAGACGGGTTGCGGCCGGCATACCAGGCGATAAAGCGTCTTGAGGCGAGTTCGGTCTTTCCGTGGCGCGGCGGCAGCGAGATAATAAGCCGCTTGATGCGGCCTAGTTCGACCTCCTCCAGGGCGGCGGCCATGACCTTGTGGAACCGCTGCACGTCGTAGCGCGACTGGTCAGGGTCATCCGGCTCGTCCGGGGTGGGCATGGTGAGCTGAACGTAGGGGATCAGCGCGTCCTTCGCATCGAAGCACGCGATCAGCCGTTTGAGGATCAGCTCGTAGCGGGTGGCGTCTTCGCTAACTGCGTTCATCGTCCGGAACAACCAGGAGCGAGATGGTCGCCTCGACCAGATGATCGCCCACGACATAGGTCCGGGTGAGGGTGTGGACGGTCCCAGGCTCCTCGGTGGCGCCCGGCACGCGCCAGTCCCAGAGCGCGTCATGAATGTCATCCATGCAATCGACGACGATCGTGTTGAGGTCCCGGGACATTTGAGCCTAGGCCATCGTAAAGGTGTTGGAGGACTGGGTCTTGACCGGTGCCGGCGCGGCCGACGTCACGGTGACACTGGCGGCTCCCGCCACGAAGGTGTTCGCCGCCAGCGTGACCGAGTAAGCCCCGGTCGTCGGGTTAACGGTCGCCGGGACCGACGCCTTCGGCGCCCCCTGCACGGGCTTTACATCAACAGTCGCCGGCATGACCGCGCCTCTGAGGCTGTCGACATAGACCGTCCCCACAACCGGCGTCGTCGAGATCGCCGCATGACCTGGGATCGTGGTGATGTCGATGCCGATGGCGGCGGGACTGGCGAGATAATCGCGCCAGGCTTGCTTCAGGAGACGGAACACCGCCATCGTGTGCGGCGGCGCGTAGACGGGAACGGCCATGTCCGGTGTCCTCCTCGATTATCCCTGGCGCCGTTCGACGGCCATCATGCGAGCTTCAAGCGCCTCTACGCGCTCCCTAAGCGGCACCATTTCGGCGCGCATCTTGAGGATTTCGGCATCCACGTAGCCCTTTGGTGCCGCGTGGTTCGGGTCCGTGGGCATGACCGGCGGTAGATCAACTGGTGTTGGTTCCGGCGGCTCGGGTGGAAGTGGTGCAGGATCGGGCACGCCACCATCGGCCACCCACGCTAAGTATTCAGCGTAATCGCGGTTCGCTGGATCATCAGGTATGTGCGCGTTGTCAGACACACGCAGGATCGTGTGCTCGTTCGCTGTGAGTTGGTATTCTGCCATGTTTACCTCACAAGTCGGCGCTGGCTGTGTAAAGGTAGTTAACCGAATAGGATAACGTCGCAACGATTTGGGCGTTAATGTAGATCAGCGTCGATAGCGCACCAGCCGTAGCCGCTGTAATGTTCGACGATCCAGTGCTTGCTATAGTAACGGATGGTTGGTGATGTTTTGGCACTGCAAACGAGTTAGATGCCAATGCGCTAGCGCCAGCCGCTCCATAACCGCCCTGAATAACGTAACCAACTTCATAAAACCGCTGGCACTTCGCTAAGTCTTGCTGCGGATCGGGCTTCTCCAGCGGCGTTGCAACGCTGCCGACTTCGAGTTGCACGCCCCATATCTGCAACGTGTTGCTCTGCACTCCAATGTTGCCAGCGCCCGCATTGTTCGTCGCGCCAGATGAAAACCAGAACTGGAAGGTCGTCTGATCGGTGTTCGCATTTGTCCCGAACGTCTTACCGGCAGCACTAGGTATCGCAATCGTCGTGCTGTATCGCGCCCAAGTTGTGCCGATTGTTACAGCGTTGCCTGTTGTTAACAATACAACTGCTGCTGAAGGTGATCCACCTGTGCCGAACAATTGGTAGCCGTTTATCCCTATTTTCGGTGTCCCAACGTTTGCTACTGCCCAGAAACTCAGCGTTACGGTCTTTCCGGCAAGACGCGAAACGCCCTCGACTGATTGTGTAATCTCTGTGAACGCCCCGGCGCCGGCGTTGCCAGTTACAGTAACATTCAATACTGTTCTGGCCTGCTCATCTCCAATTTGCGTGCGAACTGCATCATTGACAGCGGCCAGAGCGACTGAAACCGTATCCAGGCTCGTCGCCAACGCCCAACGATCAGCCGTATAAACGCTCGCCGTCCACGGTCCCACACCACGTTGCGCTATGGCAAACAGCGGATTGTGGATCAGATTGCGCCCGACGTTATTCAGCGCCGTCCCGGTCGCCGCGGCGACAAACGAGGTCGTGGCGAGCGACGTATCGGCATCACCAACTGGCGGATTGGGCGCTGTCGGATTGCCGGTCAGGACCGGGCTGTTGATGGGCGCATACGC